GAGTTGTTCCAGCAAGGAGAACAGGAGCCGTACAAAAGGCAACGTCCGGAATCAACAATCTATTGTTCTATGAACACATCATATCAAAAAATCATCAAGCAGCTGACTGATTTGTTACCAAAAGAGGAGTTGAAAAAATCTGAGTCGGATGGATTTGACGATTTTGTGAGTGGGCGTGATGGATAGTGAAATCGCAAACAAAACCCAAAGGGTATATTTCATATTCTAAGGATTATAACCCTATTCGCGAATACTGGGAGCAGATACAGAATGGAGAAATTACTGTATCGCGAAAAGTATATCAAACCTATAAAAAAGTCATTCGTGACCTTGATACAGAAAATGTACAGATGTGGTATTACTCTCCGGCAAGAGGAAACCACGTTATTGAGTTTTTTGAAAACTATCTCAGGCATAGCAAAGGCAAGATGGGTGGGCAACGTGTAATACTCGAGTCGTGGGAAAAGGCAATGCTCGCAACTATATTTGGGTTTATTGATATCGAAGGAAACAGAAAATATCAAAAAGCCGGATTGATCGTCGGAAAGAAAAACGGTAAGTCCCTGATAGCCTCCGGAGTTGGATTGTATATGCAGTGTGCGGATGGTGAGTCAGGCCCGGAAATATATTCAGCAGCGACAAAAAAAGACCAAGCTAAAATCATATGGCTTGAGTCAAAGCGAATGGTTAAGAAGTCACCGTCGTTGCTAAAAAAAATAAAACCACTTGTTGCAGAACTTGACAGTGATTTTAATGACGGTGTTTTCAAACCTTTGTCTTCAGACTCTGACACCTTAGACGGACTAAACATTCATTGTGCATTGATGGATGAGTTTCACCAATGGAAAAACGGCAGACCATTATATGACATTCTTGCGGATGGTATTTCTGCGAGAGAACAGCCGCTCATCTTTATGACCTCAACGGCCGGGATAATCCGAGAGGATATTTACGACCAGGAGTATGACGATGCAACAACGCTAATAGACAGCTATGACAATCCCGACATCGTTACCGACGAGCGAACAATTTGGTTTATTTACGAACTTGACAGTCGTAACGAATGGACTTATGAAAAGTGTTGGTACAAAGCAAATCCGGGATTAGGCACAATCAAGAAATACTCATACCTGAAAGAAAAAGTTGATAAGGCAAAACAAAATCCGAGACTTGTCAAAAACCTTTTGTGTAAAGAGTTTAATATCAGAGAAACATCAGGTGAAGCTTGGTTGACGTTTGAACAGATTAACAATGAAGAAACATTTGACATAACTGCATTAAGGCCAAAGTACGGAATAGGCGGCGCAGACTTATCATCTACAACGGACTTGACGGCGGCAAAGATAATCTTTAAGTTTCCAGGCAACAACAAAATATACGTGCATCAAATGTACTGGATGCCTGAAGACAATTTACAAAAACGAATTGAAGAGGATAAAATTCCTTATGACCAATGGGTTGACCGTGGTTTGCTGAGATTATGCAAAGGAAATAAAATCAATTACAAGGACGTAACCGCATGGTTTATTGAGATGCAAGAAAAACACGATGTTTACTTGATATACTGTGGTTATGACTCGTGGAGCGCGAAGTATTGGGTTGATGATATGGTGGACTATTTTGGAGACAGTGTAATGCTACCGGTTATACAAGGCAAAAAAACTTTATCGGCGCCAATGAAGTTACTGGGTAAGGAACTTGAAAGCGGCAACATCATTTACAACAATAATCCGATTGACAAATGGTGCTTATGCAATACAGCAACTGATGAGGACGTCAACGGCAATATACAACCGCACAAGACAAGTAACTCACGAAGAAGAATAGATGGGGCAGCGGCTTTGTTAGATGCCTATACGGTATTTTGCGATAAGCAAGATGAATATTTGAGTCTTATGTGAGAGGAATGATATTTATGAGGACAATCCGAGCAGTTAAATTTTGCGGAAAGGAGTTGATCCCAAATATCTCATAGCTGCATATGTGATGCAGTGGCCGTGAAGGGTGGTGAGGGAAATAGGAATATTCAAAAAGAAAAATTATGCGCCGAGCAATACAAGCTTCAAAATGGTAACGGAGCGAGGAAACGGTTTTTATGCGTGGGATGGAAAGAATTATAACTCTGATGTAGTCAGGGCGTGTATAAGGCCAAAAACAAAAGCACTTGGAAAGATGAGTGTTAAACATTTAAGAACAGGAATTGACAAAGACGGAAAGCCGAAAGCACAAATAAATCCCGAGGCTTACATGGCGTTTCTTTTGTCAGACCCAAATCCTTATATGACAGGGCAAAAGCTCATTGAAAAAATGGCGACGCAGCTTGCACTGAATAATAATGCATTTGCTTTAATCGCGAGAGATACAAACGGTTTTCCGATTGAGTTATATCCGATAAACTGCGTTAACTGTGAAGCGGTTTACAGTGATTCCGGTAACTTGTCATTAAAGTTTCTGATGCCGAACGGCAAAACGTTTCAGTTTTTGTATGACGATATTATCCATATCAAAAACGATTATAACAGCAATGATGTATTTGGAGATAGTGCAGCGTGTTGTTTGTCTCCACTCATGGATATTGTAACAACAACAGATCAGGGCATTGTTAAGGCAATCAAAAATTCAAGTGTCGTTAAATGGCTATTAAAATTCAATTCGTCAATGCGTAGCGAGGATATTAAAACAAAATCCAAAGAATTTGCAGATAGTTTTTTGGACGTCTCAGCCGGAACAGGTGTTGCGGCTGTAGATGCTAAAGCAGACGCGCAGCAAGTCGACAATAAAGACTATGTGCCTAATAGTTCACAGATGGAAAAGACCACACAACGCATATATTCGTTCTTTAACGTCAATGACAAGATTGTACAGTCAAAGTACACGGAGGATGAATGGAATGCTTACTATGAAGCACAGATTGAACCTGATGCAATAGCGTTTCAAGAAGAGTTTACAAGAAAACTGTTTACACGGCACGAGAGAGCGTTCGGGAACAGAATTGTTTTTGAAGCAACAAGCCTGACAACAGCAAGCATGAGCACAAAGCTTGGCTTAGTACAGTTTGTCGACAGAGGAATAATGGCACCAAACGAAGTCAGAGCAATATGCAACCTGCCTCCAAGAGACGGTGGCGACGAATACATGTTAAGAAAAGACACAGGAATTGTCGGCGGGAAAGGGGGTGAAAATTAATGCCAGATATAAATATTAAAGGCCCGATAATTTCCTCTGACGAAGCTTGGATATATGACTGGTTCGGGATTGAAAACGTAAATCCCAAGGTGGTACACGATGCAATAGCAAAAGCAAACGGAGAAAAGTTAGACGTGTATGTAAACAGTGGCGGTGGTGATATATTCGCAGCATCAGAGATATATGAATCGTTGCGAAGTTACAAGGGTGATGTGATGATACATGTTGTTGGTTTAGCCGCATCAGCCGCAAGCGTTGTAACGTGTGCGAGGGAATCTGAGATAGCCCCGACAGCAATGGTGATGGTACATAACGTATCATGCACGGCACAGGGCGATTACCACGACATGAAGCATCAGGCAGAAGTATTGCAGAAAGCAAACAAGACTATTGCAAATGCTTACATAGCAAAAACAGGAATGACAGAGGCTGAAGCGTTGGCAATGATGGATAAAGAAACGTGGCTAACAGCACAGGACGCAGTTGACAAGAAATTGTGTAACTGTATATCCAAACCGCAGCAGAACAGCACAACAACAGTACAGCTTGCAGCATCATATAACTCTGGATTGCTACCACGAAACGTCATTGAAAAAATGATGAACGATCGAGTTAATGATGGGCTGAAAGCAAAAACACAAGCCAAATTAAATTTATTAAAACTTGGAGGAAAGACAATATGAACAGAAAACAGTATGAGGCAAAAAGAATGTTGCTCATGAATGAAGCACAGCAGCTTCTTGACAACGGAGATATTGAAAATGCAGACACAAAGATGGCAGACGTTAAGAAACTTGATGAGAAGTTTGAGGCGATCGCAAAAGCACAGGCAAACCTTAACGCAATCAATGGTGTGGTAGTAGCGGCAAACTCCATGACGGCACAGATGGCAAGCGGCACACAGATGACAACAGAGCAGACATATGCAGGCAAAACAGACATGTACAACTCTGAGGAATACCGCAAGGCATTCATGGCAAAAGTAATTTCAGGCACAGCAATTCCGGCAAAGTTCCTTAACACCGACGCTCAGACCGTAACATCAGAGGTTACAAGCGTTATTCCGTCCGTGTTAATCCAGAAGATTTACAGCAAGCTTGAAAACGTCGGTAAGTTTTTTGCTATGGCTACAAAAACAAACATCAAGGGTGGCGTAACCATTCCTACTTCAAGTGTTGACTTGACTGCATCATGGGTAGCAGAGCGTGGAACAGCAGATACGCAGCAAGCAACAACAGGATCAATCACATTTGCTTACAGAAAACTTATATGCAAGGTTGCAGTGTCATTTGAGGCATCTATTGTAACTCTCGAAATGTTTGAAGCAGACTTTGTTGACAAGGTTTCTAAGGCTATGGTTAAAGCGGTTGAACAGTCAATGTTTACTGGCAACGGTTCTGACGGAAATCAGATGGTTGGTTTCTTAACTGAGACTCCAGTTTCAGGACAGAAAATTGAAATTGCAGAGGGCAGCAGCTTTACATATGAAACTTTAGTAGCTGCAGAGGCGGCAATTCCTGAGGAATACGAAGCAGGCGGAATCTGGGTAATGCCTAAAAAGACATTTTACAATCAGATTGTAGCGCTTAAGGACACCACAGGGCAACCTATTGCAAGAGTTTCCGTAGGTATTGATGGCAAACCTGAACACGTTATACTTGGACGCAGAGTTGAATTCTCACCTTATATGTCAGCATTTGCAACATCAGTTTCCGCTGACACAGTTGTGGCCGCTATCTTTGATTTTTCAAGATACGCAATCAATACAAACTACGAAATGACAATCAAAAAGTACACAGATGAGGCAACAGACGACCAGATTACAAAAGCGATCATGCTTGTTGATGGTAAGACAATCGACAAGAACGGCCTTGTTACTGTGATAGTAAAAAACTCATAAACGCAGTGACTCCGGCCACAGCTACCTTTGATTTGAATACAGCAGGTGCAAATTATAAGGATTTAGCTATCACTGCGACAAGTGGCACAGGCGGAACAGTATCAAAACTTTACTTAGGTGATACGGAAGTACCTAAAAGCAGTGGAACAAACTGGTCACTAAGTAACGGCGTAATCACAATCGAAAAAGAATATCTCTCAACGCTGACAGCAGGCGAAAAGGCATTTACAGTTACATTTACTAAGGATAACAGTTGCACATTGACAATCACAATTGAGGACACAACAGCGGGGTGATTTAATTGCTTGAAAAAGTAAAAATGGCACTACGCATAAAAACAGATGCATTTGACGTCGATGAACTCGTTCCCTTAATTGAGGCCTGTAAAGCAGACCTCAAAAGGGTAGGAGTTTTAAACGTTGATGATAAGGAGACATCTGGAGATGCGCTTTTAACGCAAGCAGTAATTTTATACTGCAAATCTTATTTCGGAAAGTCTGAAACGGCAGAGCGAAACAGAACGTGCTATGAAATGATACGTGACGGTATGGCATTAATGACAGACGGAACGTCAGATACCACTGATTTATATGTAACGTGGGATGGGGCTGTAAAGGACGGTGATGCAGTTGGATGATATAGCTTATTTAATATCTGCAATTCCCAACGGCCGAGACGAAATCGGGCAATTGCTTCCAGTTACTTTAACCAGGAACGAAACGTATTGTACAAAGAAAAGCATATCGCAAAACGAGTTTTACAAAGCCGCTCAAAGCGACCTTAAACCTCAATTCGTTCTTGAAATATCAGCATTCGACTATAACAGCGAAGATCTAGTTGAATACAACGGCACGATGTATCAGATATACCGAACGTATGAAAGACCGGACGAAATCATCGAACTGTATTGCGAAATGAGGTCCGGCAATGGATGATTTATCGGCACAGCTTGCTGATATGATGCGAGAATATACAAGTGAAGTCGAAGTTGCAGTAAGCAACGCAATAGAAGAAGCCGGAAAAGAATTGCTCAAAGACGTAAAAGAAAAATCCCCGAAAAGTCAAGATGGTGGAGACTATCAAAAGGGATGGCGTTTAAAAATAGAGCAAAGCGGATCAAAGAAAACTGCAATTGTATATAACAAAACAAGATATCATTTAACGCATCTGCTCGAACACGGTCACGCCAAACGAAACGGCGGACGCGTTAACGCAATTCCACACATTAAACCGGCTGAAGAAAAAGCCGAAACAGAATTAATGAGAAGAATAGAGGAGGCGATTGGCGGATGACATTGCAAGAAACATATGCAAGATTACAAACACTTGGTATTCCGGTAGCATATAGAGCGTTTAAATCTGCCCAAGAGCCTCCGTTTCTTGTTTACTATCTTGACAACAGTCGAAAACATGGTGCAGACAGTCTAAACTTGATAAGTGATGATAACATCATAATCGAATTGTACACAGACTCAAAAAATATTGCACTGGAAAAGCAAATAGAAAGCTTATTTTCTGATGTTGAGTTAAGCAAAATAGAATCATGGATAGAAGACGAAAACCTCTTAATGATAGCATACGAATTTACGACAATTAACAAGGAGTGAAAATATGGCACATACAAACACAAACGATAAACAGAAAATCCGCATCGGGTCAGGTAAAGTTTATATTACAGAGTTTACCGGCACAATCCCGGAAGACGCTGACTTTGAAACAGATGCAAATAAACTAGGTGACGTAAGCGGCGGAGCAACTTGTGAGTACAAGCCGAGTTTTTATACTGCAAAGCCTGACGACGGACTTTTATCAAAAACAGTAATGACCGACGAAGAAGCGACATTAAAGCTTGGAGTCTGTACATGGAATCTTGCGACACTGAACAGATTGTCCAGTACAGGCAGAATCACAGAAGCAGGCGGTATCAGAACACTGAAAATTGGAGGCAAGAACAACGATAACGGCAAGAAGTACGCAGTCAGGTTTGTTCATACTGATAAGGCTGACGGTGACGCAAGAGTTACCGTTGTAGGTAGCAATACCGCAGGATTTTCACTGGCTTTTGTAAAAGATAAAGAGACTGTCATTAACCCTGAATTTAAGGCTGAGCCAATGGACGGAGAAGGGACACTTGTTATATTCTCTGAGGAAATACTCGGACTTGGAATTTTATCTCTTACTCTCGCTAAGGCCACAACCGGCAAAACAAAGGTAAGTGCAATATCACCTGTAATAACTGGCGGTAACACATATGCATACAAGATAGGGGCGACAGCCGTTGACGTAGCATACGATGCGGCATGTACGACAGGATGGGCCGCACTTGTGGTAAACACTACAGAAATAGCAGCAACAGCAGGACAGATTATAACAGTTGTTGAGATTGATGCAAGTAGCAAGGCTAAGAGTGTAGGAACAGCAGCAGTAATAGACCACATCGGATAAATAACAGCACCGCCTAGCGCGGTGCACTTTATGGAGGTAAATAATATGGCTATACAGAGAGTCGGCAATAACTTAACGGTTGATTTTGACGGTGCAAGATTAACCGTTTATCCACCAAAAATGAGGACATTAAAAAACATGTCAAATATGTTAGTTGATGAAGACAAAGCGATGGACTCGGCTGTCACATGCGTTTCTGAAATCCTGAGTAACAATTCTGGCGGGCAGAAAATAACTCCCGATCAGATACTTGATGTTATGAATATTGTGGAAGTAGCTGAGATTATGAACGAAGTGGCAAACTGGACTGACGTAATTAAAAAAAAATAAAGATACCGTTTTATCCAACTGACGAAGAAACAAAGATATATTACACCCCTGAGACAATCGAATATAAGACGATATCAGATTACACAAGATATAATTTTTCTGAAATAGATGATTTGGATTTTGTAACATATCTAACTTATCTCAGAGATGCATTTATATTTAATTGCAATCAAAGTGAAAAAGGTAGAGAATACCTTGAAAATGCTTGGTATTTATCACAGGATAGCATGGATAAAAACACCTTAAGAGAAATGTTTGGGAGGTGAGAAGTAATTGGCAAATAACATAAGAGGAATTACAGTTGAGATAAACGGTGAAACGCAAGGGCTACAGAACGCGTTAAGAGACGTAAACAGACAATCCACAGCACTACAAGGTGAACTCAGAGAGGTTGACAGAGCATTAAGGCTTGACCCGTCAAATGTTACTTTACTATCTCAAAGAAATCAGATTTTAGCGAACGAAGTATCTAACGCAAGAGACAAGCTTGAACGCTTGCAACATGCGCAGGAGCAAGTCGAACAGCAATTTGCAAACGGTGATATTGGAGAAGAACAATACCGGGCGTTTCAGAGAGAATTAATTAACACCGAGAATGGATTAAACAGACTGCAAAACCAACTTCATGAGAGCAATGATGCAATGATGGATATGGGTAATGCGGCAGATAATGCAGCAAACGACACCGGACAGTTGAGGAACTCTCTAAATGATGTATCAAACGAAAGTGATGATGCAGCACATTCAGGCAACAGAGCATCAGATGCTATTGACGATCTAGGAAACAGTGCGGATAATTCTGAAAGTAAACTCGGCGGGTTGGCAAAGGGATTAGGTGGAATAGCAAAAGGAGCTATTGCTGGTATTGGTGCAGCGGTTGCCGGTGTTGGAACGGCATTTTTATCGTCGGCAGAAGCAACACAGGAATGGACCGCCAACATGTCAAAGTTAACAACGGCGGCGACTGATGCGGGATATAGTACAGATTTTGCAAAAGAAAAGTTTACAAATCTGTATGGGGTGTTAGGCGACGAAACGGCGGCAAACACAACGGTATCTAATTTCATGGCAATGGGTGCTTCAGAAGAAAATCTCAACAGCCTTTTACATTCGGCATCTGGAATATGGGCGAAATATGGCGATAGCATACCGCTCGATGGATTGGCAGAAAGCATAAACGAAACCGCAAAAGTCGGAAAGATTACAGGTAACCTTGCGGATGCTCTTAACTGGGCAGGAATAAACGAAGATGAATTTAACAGTCAATTAGGAACATGTACGTCAGAGCAGGAGCGGCAAGACAAGATAGCACAAACCTTATCTGATACTTACGGATCACTTGCAGACGAATACGAGAAAGCAAATAAAGTAACTGCTGATTATAATAAATCTCAGGCCGAATTAAAAGACGTAATGTCACAAGTCGGAACAGCCGCAACACCAGTACTGACCGCATTTTCTCAAATTGGCACCAACATTTTGAACGACTTAATGCCAAATGTAAATGAATTAAGCAGCTCATTCACCGACCTTTTATCCGGAGTTGACGGAGCAGGCGAAAGAATGGGAGCGGCTTTATCTGAAATAATTACATCTTTGGTTGATAAAATAGTTGATGCAATACCTAAGGTTGCAGAAATTGGAGTATCAATTGTAACAAATTTAATAAACGGAATAACATCCGCATTACCACAAATTGCAGATGCAGCAATGGGGTTATTTTCTGCGATTTCTGATGCAATGCCCAAACTATCAAAATCATTGTCCGAATTATTACCGGCCCTAATAAACACGATGGTTACAACTTTGTATCAAGGCATAACGTATTTGTTACCGGCAGCAATAGATTTGTTGGGCTCAATGTTGGATGCAATACCGGTTATAGCCACCGAACTGGCTGAAAGATTACCGGATTTAATCGAGGGTTTGGCTCAAACACTACTGGATGCAATACCTCAGCTTTTTAATGTTGCAGTTCAGTTTTTATCTGCAATGGTTGATGCTCTGCCGACTGTAATTGAAAAAATAATTGAAGCTTTACCGTCGGTAATTACAGAAATTCAAGACTTTCTGATTAAATCATTACCAACAATGCTGAATGCCGCAACAAAATTATTTGAGCAAATAGTCAAGGCAATACCACAGATAATAGAAATGTTATCCAACAGTTTACCTGATATAATTAATCTGATCGTTGAAACAATTACAAAGGCATTGCCGGTAATATTACAGTCAGCAATCACATTATTGAATGCAATCATCAAAGCAATACCAGTTATAATAATATCCCTTACGGAAAAATTACCTGGTATAATTGATGCCATAGTCAAAG